CAATAATACGACTTGGATATAAGTTATCATAAAGAGCCATACTTTCACGAAGAAACTCCGGAGAAAAAAGCAGGTTAAGCTTCCTGACCCCCTTACGGGCATACTTCAAATAAAGTCCCCGGCAATATCCAACAGGAATAGTAGACTTGATTACCATTACCGCATCAGGATTGACACTTAAAACCAGGTCTATGACATCCTCTATATGATGGGTATCGAAATAATTCTTCACAGGATCATAGTTAGTAGGAGCCGCAATGACCACAAAATCAGCGTCACTGTAGGCCTTGGCACCGTCAAGCGTGGCAGTCAGGTTCAATGTCTTTTCAGACAAATACTTTTCAATATATTCATCCTGAATAGGTGATTGCTTACGATTGAGCATATCTACTTTCTCAGGAATCACATCGACTGCCGTCACCTGGTGATGTTGCGACAAAAGCGTTGCTATGCTAAGACCAACATAGCCGGTACCTGCAACAGCAATCTTCAAATCTTTTGTATCCATTGTTGATTTATGTTAGTGTTATAGATTATTCCGGTTGCTTATCCAGAACTTCAAATCGAGGTGAATTCTTGGATTTAAACTCAGGTACCACTTTCTTCATCAGCTTCACTGTATCCATGATCTTTACCGTACGGGATAGATTCTCAAATTCTGTATAAATATCAAGGATATCAGCATATTCATAGTGACGTACCTTCGCTATCATTATCTTCTTATTTTCAGTAGGAATCGTGTTTTCTTTATCACTCAAAACTTCTTCATAAAGCTTCTCACCGGGACGCAAGCCAGTAAACTTGATCTCAATATCTTCACCCGGGCGATAACCGGCAAGTTCAATCATACGAGTAGCCAGGTCAACAATCTTCACAGCCTTACCCATCTCAAAGACAAAAATCTCATTGCCTTCACCCATAGTGGCAGCCTCCATTACCAGACGACAAGCTTCGGGAATTGTCATAAAGAAACGGATGATATCAGGATGAGTCACTGTGACAGGACCACCATTCTCGATCTGTTCTTTAAAGCGGGGAATGACAGAACCATTACTACCCAGTACATTACCAAAGCGGGTAGTGATAAATTTGGTATGGCCTTTCACCTTTCCCTCACGGATGGCGCAGCCCAGGCTCTGCACATAGATTTCAGCTAAACGTTTCGAGCATCCCATTACATTGGTAGGATTTACAGCCTTATCGGTAGAAACCATGATCATCTTCTCAGCTCCGTATTCCACTGCTATATCGGCAACCTGACGGGAACCGACAACATTGACCAATACAGCTTCACAGGGGTTTTCCTCCATTAACGGAACATGCTTATAAGCAGCGGCGTGAAAGATTATCTGAGGCTGATAGATATCGAACACCATACGAAGACGTTCTTTTACACGGACATCTCCAATGACAGGAACAAAATCAAGACCGGGATAATTCTTCTCAAATTCCAAACGGACATTATGCAAAGGAGACTCGGCGGAATCAAACATAATCAGTTTCCTGATGTTCATCTGAGCCAGTTGCCGGCAAAGCTCGCTACCAATACTACCGGCAGCTCCCGTTACCAACACAACCTTGCCACAGAACTCGGTCATCACTTCCTCCATATTGATATGAATCTCTGAACGTCCCAGTAAATCCTCAATTTTGATAGGACGTACCCATTGATGGAAACTTCCGTTCTCATCGGCCTCACTAATACTTGGAGATATTAGTGTCTTCAATCCGCTTCTTTTGCAATACTGGAGCAGTCGGTCTTCCTCTTCACGGGTATTTTCATAGCGGGCAAATAAGATGCCTCCGATACATTTCTTACGAATCAGTTTATTGAAGCAATCTTCATCTTTAAAAGAATAAACAGGAAGATCAGCCACACGCCGAATAGAATTACCTGTTCCATAAATACAAAAGCCTACAACTTTATAATGAGAACTGTTCAGTAACCGGACTTTCAATGCCACACTCTTATCATCAATGCCATAAATCAGAATACGCATATTCTTTTTATTCAGTACATTCAGCAAGAATTCATAAACAATAATCAACTGCATACGAAAACCAACCATGACAATAAAAGTAAGCATAGCGTCAAACAGTACAAAAATTATTTTCAGACTGTTATGTAATCCCGTCTGTGGCAGGAGAAACCAAATAACAATGGCTATACAGACAGCCTTTATGAGCACACCTCCCGCCAACCTCCATAATTCCTTCAACTGGGAAAAACGGATCGTATTACGATAAGTATGAAATAGAGTAGCCCCCAAAACACTCGATATAACTGAAACCGCCAAAATATGGAAGAGAGAAGTGATTTCTTTGGAAGTCTCCGTTATATAATGAATGCCGATAAATGACACCCAGGTACAAATCAAAGCTATGAACGTATCAATTCCTAATACAACCCAATAGCTAAAGTAGTTTTTCTGTAAATAGTGAATAAAACGGTCAAATGCGTGTTTCATAATTTAAATCCCCCAATTAATTATCGTATATTCTTATAACGCTGATTATAAACAACTAGAATAATAGTATATAATCGTACATAATTATATTATCTCTATCAAATCCGGATTTATTTCTACACCCACCGAAAAGAAATTAGGCAGTTCGACAAGAAGACGTTTAATTTTAGAGCCACGGGTAGTGAGCAGACGACCTTCATACCCCTCAAAGGGACCTCCAACGATACGGATCATACGGCCATACATAGTATTGCTTATCTCCTCAGGCAAATAATATTTAGGATTTTCCGAACATCTGACAGCACGTATAAAACGCTCCATATCCAAATCGGAAACAATCATAGGTTGGCAATAACCACCTCCCTTCAGGTAACGGTATTGGAGGGTTGGTATTTTACGGACAAACTGATCAAGAACTTCTCTTGTATCGTGAACAAAAAGTAAATCCTGCATAAACGGTACTTCTTCACGAATTCGTTTACCATTCTTCAAACTCAACCGCCATTGCATGGGAGTAAATACTTCTATATGTTCATCACTGAGCTGTTTATAAGCAGGTAACTTGGCATTGGAACGTTTGAGGTCACGCATTACATACCAATGCATCTGTTGTTCATACCCCGGAAATAGCATAATGAATTAAAATGATTCTTCCAATTCCTATGACAGGAGATGTAGTAGTATTTCTCCTGATTCAACAATGAATTAAGGCAATTCTTCTAATCCTGCTCAAATATAATAATTATTATATATCAAGCAGTTACAATTAATCCCCACAAAAGTTAGAGAAACTTTCTCACTAATATTATATTCTTTCATCTTCACCATAAAAGATGCATTCAAGGTCTATTTAGAACCTTATTCCATTATTTCTCTCCCCATAAGAGAAATAATATCGAGCGCAAATATACATATTAACCTACAAAGTAACACACAAAACATATGTGAATATTTCTTAATTGTTTCCTTTTTCCCCTCAATCAACAGAATACAACACTCATATACCGAATTACAATATAATAGACTATAAATAATACTTCGCCTATTTATCCGTACACAATAGTATGATTCATGACAGTAATGACTTGTATGCTACTCACTTCTTACGGGACAATCATAGAAACAAAACCACAGCCAAAACCCACAAACCCTTCCACCACACAATATCAATTTATGGAATTACAAAAACTCTCTTAAATGTACAGCCGATTTTAAATTTTTCAATTATATCACGAAATGATCTTTCAATATTCGAAAATTTGCATATCTCAATATATTTTGCGAATATTGCTTCAGATTAGCATTGAATAAAATACGAAAAATACAGTTTAAATCTAGAAACCTGACTTAAAAATCCAGTTTATGACTCTCAATGACTAGAAATACATAATAAATTTAAAGAAAATGGCATTTTTGCTGACAATCTTTAAGTTATACTCCCATCCTTTCCCATTTTTATATCATCCATTAACAATATATATATGTTTACTAAAATAGAAAGAACATATATAATCAAAATGTAAAACAAAGAACAATTTATAGCTGTCAGTATCAGTTTGGGCACATTATTGTCGACAACTTTCTGGAAAACAAGAAGTATAATCAAAAATATGCTTAATGCAATAATAAAGGATGTTGTTGTACAAATTTCTTCGTAAAATTATAGAAACGTATTAAGTAATTTTGAGTAGCATTATCTTTTTTTTCTGATTTAATTTCTCGATTCTGTGTGGTAGTTTATCAGGAACAGTAAATAGAACACCAAATATTAATGCTGTAAATATGCTTAATACACTTAATAAAGTATCAATAATATTGTCTAAATTTACTTCCAGCCAATAGGTAAATCCAAAAATAAAATATGGTACAATAATGAAAAATACAATAAGCTGTTTTGGGGAAGTCTTATTACCATCAATGTCAGATGACAATGAAGATATTCCATCTTTAATTATTCGATATAATTGTCTAAAAATAATAATCATACTATCAAATTCGGAGTGTATGATATTTGCTTCTTAATATCATACAATAAATCTTTCGTAAACAGATGCAATTCATCCCATTTAGGTTGCTGAGTATTTTCATCTTTCAGACTATCATCAAAAGTTATTGTTGGCAATATATCTTCTATATTTGCTAATGTAGCATTTGCACTTTGACCTTTAGAATTTACATAGAACAATTTCACGACATCTTGCTCTTCATCAAAATCAGTAGAGATAGCTTTAATCTGAGATTGTAATACTGATTTATAATTAACAACAGAAATGAAATCTTAAAAAAATATATTGAAACGATTAAATATTTCTCTCCTTTTAGCAAACATAAAAGCTCCAAAAAACGGATTCAAAAGCTTTTCAATATCACGCTTACGATGTATAACATGTATTTCGTTTATATATCCATCTTTTAAATATATTCTTTAGGAATACATTTACTCCAACTAGATATTTTATATCCCTTACGTATAAAATAATTTTCTAATTGTTCTTTAAAAAGTGAAGTACATCCAACAGACGTATAACTTTGTACCATTAAAATTCCTACATTTGAATCCAAAGGCAATCATATTTTGTAGTAATAGTACAAAGTTGCCACTTTGGACTCATCAATAGTGCTTGTCGGCTTTGTCGCATTGTCTGACTCATAAACTTCACGGCTTATACCCGTAGTTCCTCCCTTAAATACACCCCAAAAGATATAATCTTTACTATCAAAGCCTCTGTATTATTCGCTGGTTGTACTTATAGCTTGTGTGTTATTCTTGTTGGATTTGAATGATGCATTAAATCCTTTTATAAAGTCCTCCAAGATAACCTTAGTATAATTATCCTTATTGACTTTATCGAATGATAAAGAATTAACAAATTCGCTGAATATACAATCCTCTTTCTTTGTAATATAGAAAGTTCTTACCGCATCTTTTACCTTGCACTGGGTCTCTTTTTCTATCTTTCTTAAACTAAAGTAATATTGTACACAATCATTGGTACAATAAAGTATATAGTTGCGAAAAAAATGTTGCGTTCCGTTGACTGGTTAAAGGATAATTTGAATACAGAGAAATATTGCAGAGTCCAGTTAAAATGAAAAAGATTGTATTATGTGTAATAGGTAATATTTCACTATTGCCAATGTCTTTTGTGTACTATATGTTCATTTTATAAATTCAGCAACTCGTTTGTGTAATAAATCGAATAGAAGTAAGTTATACTAAAACAGGAAGTATAAAGCATGTAATAAGCAAATTTAAAAGCAGCATTTTTTGGTAAAGTTGATTAATCACTTTTTGGTAAACTTGATCACCACTTTTCAGTAAGCTAAGAAGTAGCATTTAGGTATTATTCGTTAAGATGCGAAATGTGAACAAAGAGAAACTAAGCCAAACTCAGAGTTATCTTTTCTACTGCCAGATAAAATATAGTTTAGGTGACACAAAAGTTTTTCCAGAAAGATAAAAAATAGAATAAGTATCTAAACTTTTACTCTTTATTAACATATTAGGCATCATAAAACCGCCACACAACATAATAACATCAACTATAGCAAAGAATGATATTGAATGAACGGTTGTTAATGATCACAACCAGAACCGTAAAAAGCCTACAATTATGAAAAGAAACATTAAAATATAGTTCATTACTGAGGAAGATTTTATCCGTACAATAATATTTGCAGGAAAAATATCTTTTCTACATGTCGATTTCTTATGCTTACTACAAGAATTAAGTCCTTTTTTGTTTTTACTGAGAGTAGTTATCTCCAAACTGGAACAAACTATACTTCCCTGACAATATAAAAATGCTCAAATAGAACTAATTAAGAAATAAGCCTGAGTACTTATCTTTTATATAATGGCTCTAGCTGTAACATAAACTGTAACACAAGCTATAATCCCAAGCTGTAATTTACAAGACATTTTCTTTTGATTATTAAAGTATTACATGTAACTGTAACCTATTCTTTATTCCCAAATAGTATAGATTTAGTCTATTAGAGTATGCCTTCCAAATGCTTCACATAACAGGTTACACGACAATAATCCCAAAGAATATAAGGAGAAGCAAACTTTGATATCTTGCCTAATATAGTATCTGCCTTTAGCCATTTCAAACACAAAATCTGCACAAACCAACTTCATCACATGATACAATAACAATACGCATCCCGGAAATTCTGTGAAAATTCGGCATAGCCGATCCGGGATGAACATTGAAGGAAAAGATAATACTGATACCTTATCCTTGTCAATATTGTAACCCATTTACAAAAACATAAATAGGTTACAAGAGAGGAAAGGACGCTTCCTGTAGGAATAGGTATCAGCAGGATAATGGTAACAGGTTACACTGAGGCTCTTCCCGGTTGATACATTGCAGGTGCTTATTGACAGTTTTTCTGCACAAACCCAAGGCTTTGGCTATTTCCCCCTGTTTCAGCCCTTCTTTGTACATTTGCTTCATACGCTGTAATTTCCCAGGTGTAACCTTTTTGCGTTTGTCCGGTTCCACAGCAAAACCGGTTACCTCTTCCACCGTTTCAGGCTTCTCATCCTGGAGAACCGACTCACTTGAAGCAACAGAGGTTCCGGTGACTTCAAAGATATCTTGCTCGAGATCGGGAGAAGTAACGGGAGTTTTCCGGGATTTCACAGGTAAGGGTAACGCATCCTTTTCATTCATCCTGCCGACAAAGTGAAGAAACAGGCCACCCTCTTTGCTGATTTTAAGAACAGGCACCTCTTCATTTTTCTCCCCGCTCCTTGATTTGACAACCTTAAGGAAACGGTATTCTCCTCCCTTCCGACACGGGCACAAGGCTACGATCGTATGGGCTATATTCTTGAGTTCCTTCGTACTTATAATATCCTCCGAGTATACAGGTTTCCATGGTTTGTCTGTATTGACAAAGCTCAGGACAAAGACAGTCAGGCAATGACCTCCCTGCCGATAGTTTACTATAATACTTTTCAGGGATTTATAAAACTTCTGCATACGATGGGGATTGTCGCTTCCATCATAACATCCGGGATGGTCAATGATGATCGTGCGATCTTCCCTGTATTTGCTTTCTTCCGCACGCTGACGGATGTACTTTTCCAAGTCATCAATGGATGATATCTCTCCGGAAGGAACCACGGTAAAAGTGACGGGATAATTGACATCTCCTCTACCATAACGTTCATACAGTTCGTCCTCACCGTTTTCACCGTCAAGGTACTCCACCCTCTGCTTCATGGTATCCCACTTGTCACCCAATATGCTCTTAACTATCGCATAGGGCTCGGATTCTTTACCCCCGGCCATCGCCAGACCCATTTCTACAGCAAAAATGGATTTTCCCATACCTGTCTGCGCACAGATTACATGGAGTTCTCCCGGGGTGAAAAGGCCTCGTGGCAGGGACGCTGCGCTTTGTCCCTTGTTACGCTCTATGATTTCTTTCATCGAAACGGGGATAATAGTTTTATCCGACTTTTCAGCAGTATGATCAGCCGGTATTGCTTCTTTTTTCTTCTTTCTTTCATCCCACCATATTATACCTTTATCTATAAGACGTTTTCCAGCATATATCAATATGACTGTTGCACTTTTTTCTATTATGTTTTTTAATAATGAATTCATTTTTTCTTAATTCTTCATTGATAATAAAAAAAGGACATAAATAACTATTGTTCTAGTCATTTATGTCCCAATTAATTTCTCTCTATATATAATTTTTATATAAACTCTATTTCATTTTTATTATAGCCAATATTAAATATTTGATTAATTATCTTTTCTATTTTATTATTTCTTTCTCAAATGATATTATATAAACAAAAACATTTTTGAAAGAAACTCAAGGAACTAATAGGACATTCATGACTGAATGCAAAATTGTTCTTTTTGAAATCTCTCAAAAAAACTTATAACTATTTTCACCTTTCTTCTTAGAATTTTCTTAAGGTAAATTAGAATTATATGTAATTTTGTTTTATTCATGCCGCAAAAATAGGATTTTTTGTTTATTGTTCCAAATAAAATACCCGTTATTTGATTTATACATCCACAGCTTTTCCATAAAAAACGGCTTCATCCCTTATTTTCTGTTACAAATGCTCTCTTCCTCTTGATTTACATTCGATTATTTCTACATTTATATTGTCAGGTTCCGCTTTATAACTTCACAATAGAAGCACATTTTTGTAAATAAATACTCCATCCTGTCGGTTATATACCTGTCACATGTTCTCTGCCATCACCTAACCTGATCAAGGATAACCTTCCAGAACTCCATTTATCTTGTAATTGTTTGCTTTGCTTAAATAAGATCCCGAATATTTGAATATAATTTCGAGAAATAGAATTAAATGATTATCTTTGTGAATTAAAAACGACTTCCAATGAGAATATTTACTGAACAGGTATTGAAAGCGTATGCCGAAAAGCATCCGGATTCAAAAGTTGCTTTACAAGAATGGGCTACTATTGTTAAACGAAGTGAGTGGACTTGTTTTGCCGATATCAAGAAAACTTTCAACACTGTAGACAATGTAGGTAATCAGCACTATGTTTTCAATATCAAAGGTAATACTTATCGGTTGGTTGTCGTTATCAAGTTTACCATAAAGTTCGTATATATACGCTTTATCGGTACTCATAAGGAATATGATAAGATTGATTGTACTAAAATTTAGAAGTTATGACTAAGATAGAAACCCCGGCCCAATATGAATGGGCAGTCAGTAGAGTAGAGCATCTACTTCCTCTGGTAACGGATGATACTCCTCTTGATGATCCCGGGAGCATAGAACTGGAACTGCTTTCCAATCTTGTAGCCGATTACTCCGAAGAACATTTTTCTTTAGGCGAACCAACCCTTGTGGATGTCTTGAAACTGAGAATGTTCGAACTGGGACTCAATCAAAAATCTCTGGCCAAACTGATCGGTGTAAGTCCTTCACGCTTCAGTGACTATATTTCCGGTAAATGTGAACCTACCTTAAAAGTAGCCCGTGAGATTAGTCGGAAATTGAATATTGATGCCAGTATCGTATTAGGAGTATAATCCCGATAGTTCCGAGATTTCCGACATCTACATACATAATATTGACGGCATTTTTATTTCTTGGGGTCAGCCAGGGCAGGAAGTATGAAAGCGTAGTGAGTGATGATTACATAACTCCTGGAAGGAGATAAAAGTGTTATAAAAAAGTGTGCAAATCGTGTACTTTTTATAATAGAAGTACATTTTTTGTAGTATATTTTATAACACATACTATCCTGTCGGTTATGTATCATATACTATGTACTCTCTGTCTCTGACCAACCCGATGAAGAAAGGAAAGAAGCCGAGGCATCCCTCAGCTTCTCTTTTTATAAAGATTTTCTATTACCCAAAACTCATGTCACCATTGATTATCATATAACAGATTATAAACTTTCTCATTTCAGATTATACCTTCTAATTAATTTGTAAACGGTTGATTTGGAGAATCTATATCCTCTGGAAGTTACGAATCCTTCTTTATTAAGAATATCCGCTATCTCCTGCAGGGTATGTTCCTCTTTTACTAATGTACGCAGCATGGCGACAGCTCTCCTGTTATTGGGATTGTTATCCGCTTTCTCGCTGCAGGTTCTGATACTGTTCTGGATTGCCTGCTTATGTTTATCCATTAAGTGTTCCGGATTACCTAGCCTGAATCCCCTTGCCTTCTTTGCCTGCAGAGCGAATTTTGTTCTTGCCGCTATTAGTTCCGCTTCGTATTGTGAGATTGCCGACAGGATATGCAACATCATTTTATTAGCTTGCGGGAAATCACAAAACACGATCTCCACATCATTCTCCAGAAGATTTGACAAAAAGGAAACATTTCTTGCCAACCGGTCCAATTTGGCAACGATCAGTGTCGCTTCCGTTTTTCTGCAAAGGCTTAATGCCTCTTTAAGTTTAGGCCTGTCCTTTTTTCGACCTGATTCAATTTCAACAAATTCAGCAACCGGAGTTTTGTCACGAAGATATTTCTGTATAATTTCCCTTTGTGCTTCAAGTCCCAGCCCTGAGTATCCTTGTTTCTGTGTACTTACCCGAAGATAAGCTACATATTGATTGTTCATTGATTTTAAATTTTAATAGTTTTAACAGTGGTTCCGCTGACTAGATGGTCGTCTAATCTATGGAACCGGTCATATTATTGCATAAAAAAGGCTTTCCATGAGATTTCGAGTTGCTATAAATTCTATTCTCTCACAGAAAGCCATCTTTTTAAATTCTGAATTTCTCAAAGATTCCCTAATACCTTATAATATTGTATGTATCAGAAATCCTTTTGTCATAATCATCAGTTCTCTCCACATTCTCGTCTATCACAGAAACGAGCATATCAAAGTAAACGTCTTCTATTACATTTTTTTCTCCTTCAGAATCAGGAATAAGATATATTTCAAAGAGATCCTTTCCTTCATCGAGAACGATTCGTACCATTCCCGTATGCTTGAATCCCTGCACATGAAATTCCAGTCCTCCTTTGACGGGTTTTATCGTATCCATATCTACTCCCCATGACATTACTATAATGGGTTGTGTCTTTAAGATTGACCATATATATCCGGCCAGTTTCAGATCATAATTCTTGTTCTTCATATCAGTCCACGTTACGTCCTTCATAAAATTCTTCAAAAGTCTGTCCTCTCATCAGTTTCTTTTCCGGACAGATAAAGAATCTTCCGTATTTAATATCTATCACAGGTCCGTTACCATACCCGTCGTAGTATGTGCTGTTCCGGCCTATGATACCAATCCAGTTCTCCCTCATGTCAGCTTCTCCGCTTTTGATATACCGGAAGGTGTTACACATGCATTCCCACTCTTCAACAGTTGTAAGGTGGAATTTTCCTTTCTCATTTTGTATACGGGAAAGGAAGTCTTCAATAATCTTTTCCATTGCTATTTGTTTTTGAGTTATTTGTTTTCTGGTTAATACTTCTATCCTGTAAAAGTCTTCATCACAGCTCTTACATTGAAGTGAGTAACCTTTTATTTTGGATTTACTCGGCATACGTCCGCACTTAGGACAGAATCTTCCTGTCTTCATACTCTTCCGGCATATTCAGGTTGTAATATTCTGTATATATTCTCCGGTAGTCTTTCATGTCCAGTTGTGGGAAAACGGAGTGGTACATATAATAGAGGTCTTCTACGCTCCATAATTCCCCCTGATCGAGCAGCGCAAATATTTCGTCTACAGCTTCGTCAAATTCATCATAAGTCCTCCATCGTCTGTCCAATATTTCTGTTTGGTGAGGATAAGGTTCTGTACAATTCTCAATGATATGCTCTACCAGTGACAGACAGTTCATGAGGTCTTTCTTTATCGTAAACTCATGGTCTGTATGTGGTTCATAATATCCACAGCTAAGATTGATGCAACTGACCTGAAGCCCCCGTTCCTTTAGTTCCTGCACGTCCGTCATCATTCCACGTGTTTCCTTGTATCCGAACTTTTTATATCCGGCAGCTTGAAGGAACCTGGGAGAACATAGTGAGGTCCAACCTATTTCATTAATAATATCCTGGTATCCCCGTCTGTCAGGCTGTATAACAAAGCGGCAGTCATTGAAAAAATCCATCACCGCTTTTCCTGACCCGACACATCCTGTCTCTTCACTGACAAAGAACGCCAGTTTTAAGGAGTCATACTTTTCCAGACATTTGAGTGCTATCCAGATTCCATTTTTGTCATCGGCTCCGAGTCCTTCCTGTCTTTTATTCCGGGAGCTGTAACCGAATATGATTTCTCCCGTTTCAATAGCCGTGAAATCTTTTGAATGTAATCTCTGTACCTGGTCGAGATGTGCTACGATACAGGGATATGATTCCGCTTCCCCCTTTGTTATGTACAAGTTCCCGGTGATGTCCGCTTCGATTTTGGTATCGGTAATTCTCTTGGTATAATTCCATATAAACTTTATCATTGCCCGTTCTTTTTCGCTCGGGCTATAAACCTTGTATAATTTCTTAAGCAATTCCATAATTCTTATTTTTTGTGGGTTAAACATTTATTTCATTCATCTCGTATGCATAAGTCAGTCCGGTTTCCTCATCTATTCCGTCATAAAGCATGTCATTCAATTTATGAAGTTCTCCCGCTTCCTGCAGTCTTTGTGCTGACTCTACGGATATTGTCTTTCTTTCATATTCACAGAGGATATTGTTCCATACCCGGTATATGGTTATGTCTTCTGCATGCTCATAGTATTCCTCGTCATAATCGGAATAATGCCAGTTTTCCTTTTTGTATGTCTGTTCCGCTTTCTTCCGGCATTCTTCACAACAATAATCCTCTTCCGTTATGTCCGAATAGAAATTGTCCTTTTCCAGAAAATACTCGCTACATTCCGGACATTCTATAACATCCGACTCGTGATGGTATTCCCCGAGTTTTTCCATCCATATGAATTCGTCCAGATTTTCTACGTCACAGTAATACTCGTGTCCGTGATAATATACGAGGCTGATTTCATTGCAATGGTATTCGTGGAAATCATCGTATTCCTCCTCACCATTCAAAGAACCGTCAGTAATATCAAGTGCGATGTCACCACTTCCGTAATTGTCCGCCGTTCCTTTAGATTCATTGTACCACTTGAATGAATCCTGGTAGCTTAGCGTATCATCCCAGTCCAGGTCACATTCTATCCTGAATTTCCTGTCTGACAATGAATTCTCTTCCAGGTCAACAAAAGCCCTTGAATCACCACATCCGGCACCGACTTTCTTGTAACCGTCAATGTATCCTTTCTTAATCAGGGCATCTATTAAAGCACGTTTGAGGGTGTTGTTCTCATCCGTAGCGTATTGTCTTTCCGCCAGTCTCCATATTTTTCCATTCTGGTCTGTAACCCTGTTGTAGATGACACACCTTGCTGTCACCTTTCCTTCTTCATTAATCAGGTATGCCGCGTTTGCATCGACCGATTCCGTATAGAAATCATGCAGTTCCCTGTCCACCATGCAGGAATGAAAATCTCCCATACAAGAGGAGGATGAGTATATCTTCTCGAAATTCTTGTCTACGCATAACCTGTTTTTAGGGAGCCGCCCCGTTGTATAAGTCTGCCAGTCCGCCGAGAATTCCTCGCACAGATAAGTCACTACCTGTTCAGGGAGGGTTCTGCCGAATTCTGTTTCCAGTATAAGGGAACGGTAGAGTTTCCCCGCTTTCATTTTAAACACCTTTCCTCCGTTTTCATGGTTAATGTAGCGGATTGACCTGGTATCCCCGTCTTTACACAGCCCTTTCATATCGTCCGTTTCAAAGTTTCTGGAGTAAAAGAATTCTCCGTCCAGCTCCAGAACATAACGTAATGACATATCTGAGTGCCCGCTTATAATTATTGTCCGTGTAATGGTCTTCTTCAGTTCCGCCATTGAGGAAATATGAAGCAGCGTATAATTGTTTGTCTCTATTGCTTCATGTAGTAATCTCCTGTTCCTGATATATGCCAGCAGTATCCTGTTCTTTCTGCTGCATGCCCCGTTTCCATGCTTGACAATTCCAAACATGTCCTTGAATTCTTCATAATTTTTAAATTTGTAGTATAACATAATTTTCTTTGTTTTAAAATGTTGGTAAATAAAAAAAGGAGGACACCACGTTGATTGTGATATCCTCCTCAGATACAATTCCGGTATGTTTCAACCGTCTTTCAAATGAATGGAATATGTAGTTCTTCCAGCACTTCCATTAACTTTTTTGCACCTTTTTTAGATGCTTCATTTCTTAGGTCCGTCCTTCTTTGAGGATCTGCATATACTTTCAATATCTCTACAATAGTCCTGAATAATGTCTGTTGTAGGGTTTGGTGAAATGTTGTCGTTGCAAGTGCGAATCTTTTTTCATTCCACCCGTAATCATTCAAGGCCCTTGCCAATTCCTGTGCCGCCTTGAACTCTCTGCTGTTTTCAATTTCAAATCTTTCCATTTTTCTTTCTGATTCGTTTTTAGTTAAAATATAGTTGCACTGACCGGCCATTTTTCTGCATCAGTATCAATGAGCTGGTGTACATATTTATCTGACGGATATGCCTTTTCGGCTTTTAAAGTGGCTGCAATATAATTTGTTGCTTGTACCGTCAGCGAGGGCATCATTTCTATGAAGTCCTTGTACGTTTCCCCCTCTTCGGTAATTAAGGTATATTTGATTATATCGAAGGTGTAATGTGCCATACTTTATTCCTTTCCATTTTATTCAGAACCATTCCCGTTTTACTCACCGGTGTGCTCTGTCCGTTCATTTTCTTTTCTTAGCAACTGAAGTTCCACCTTCTCCGCATCAAATTCATAATTCATGCACTTTTTAAAGTTTCCCATTAAAAGAAGCAGGGGAAATAACATCCCGTGCCTGCAATTCCTTCCGTGCTCGTCTAGTGCTGATTTACAGGTGTCACAATGGTATATGTCCTGTATACATGTTACGCTCATATATTTTCTCCTTTCTGATTTTAATTCAACAAAAGAAGGGAGAAAGACCTTGTTTGTTATTTTTAGATCTTTCTCCCTTCATAGGATTTTTAGATGTTCCGGTTTATCTCAGAAACCATCCGTAATTTTCAGTGTCTTCCCCTCTCAAGGCTTTCTGAATGCCCACTGCAAAATCTGTGGCGTTCTGATTCCTTTCGAGGAATTTGTCAATATAGGACTGTTTGGCCGCCTCGTTAAGAAGCTGCATCAGGTCCCAGCATGAAATTTTTGCTCTTCCGCGTAAGCCGAAGTTAGGGTTGTCAATATAGCCTTTGGTGGCTGCATTGATGTTTGAATCACCCAGGATAACTTTCGGCAATTCTTTCATCTGTGATGCCGGTAAAACCTGGTAAAGCCGTAAACGTCCGATTATCTGGCAGAATTGTTCCTGTGAAATCATTGTTCTCCCCAGGGTTTCAAGAAGTCTCAAATTTTGTTCGGGATTGAATGTCTGAAACAGTTTTAGTGCGGCTATATAGATATCCGTATCGCCCATCACTTCCAGACGTCCTGTCAAGCCGTCACATGTCAGCATAAGATTACTGCATACCCTGACTCTCCATCCGATAAAGATTTTAAATTTTTCAGGGGATTTTTTTCCGTACAGGTTCTCTTCGTTCAGGCTTCTTACGCCGCCGATACAAAGATGCACTTCCTCACCGTTTATTTCCCGACATATGGTTCGGATATGAAAACAGAATGCCATTCTCTGATAATAGATGGTTTCGTCTTCAGGTTTGAGTTCTTCCTTCCTTTTTGTCAGTGCGGAAGGATGTCTGCCTAAAATCTTGTGTGAGACTCTGATTTCCGTATTACCGAAAGTTTCTCCTGCAAAAAACATGCTTGCCGCCTCCTCAATACGGTGTATAAAAGTCTGGTGGCTGATTGTAAGCTGGTTGTCTCCAAAGCTGGGTACAATACAGTTCGTTTCCAGTTCTTCAAGTGTAATGCCTGAAGTGTTTGATTCAATAAAATTGGGATGTTCCTTCTTCTGTTCCTTTTCTGATACGATTACTGCATCTTCGATAAAGGTTGGGTTGACCATACCCATTCTTGTCATCCTTGTGGATGGTAATAATAAATTGGTTGTTTCCATATTTTTATAGTTTTTAATTGGTTAATAAAATCCGATAAAAGAAAAAGCCAAGAGGTTTATTTCTTTGCTTTTACAAATATTCCTCTTAGCTTCTTGATTCCCTTGAGTATGGATGTGGTTACCTCAAGGATGGTTATTATTACGTCCTGTGCTTTATCATAATCCATTCACCAGACGTTTCTATGGGGTTTCAGTTGTTACATTGCCTGTATCAACTTTACTTGCGGCGGATTTACGTTTGCTCCTGCCACCATACTTCTCTACAAGTTCCACAATAGTTGAACCTGCCACGATGATCTCAGCAATGTATGCTGCGATTCTGATTCCTTTCATTAAATGTTTCATTTTTCTCTTGGTTTTTGTTGTTGGTTAATAATATGTTCTTTTTCTCTTGTCTTTTATTCTTATTCTTGTCATATATAAGGGTTTAAGGTGAAGAGGGAAGGAGAAGAAGGGAAGTGAGAAGAGTGATAAGGAAAATGAGAAGAAAAAAATAAAGAGCCGTTATCAAGACTCTTCGTCCTGACTTGGCTCTTTGATAGGCTGTCATACTTTCATTACCCAGACTGTAGCTGTGATAATTACTGGTACCGCTGCTATCCTTCGAATTGAATCGCCCAATGATCTTCTAAGTATTGGGGTCAACCCGGAAATTTTTTATCTTGTTTGAAGCTGTGTGCACCATTTACTACCGGTGCAATCTCCGTGCTTCAATTTATTCTCATCTATAAGAGTTTGAGGGGGAGAGAAAGGGAAAAAATTATAAAGAGTTGAATAGGAGGAGTCTTAAAATAAAAACGAGGCTAAACTCAAAATGAGATAGCCTCGTTTCGTATGATAGAGGATATCCGTGGGAAAAGGGAGATATCCTCGTATTGGAAATGGATATATGAAAAGTGTACTTTCACAAGCACTGCTTTCAACCATTTCCTAAGGGAAATCTTCACTTTTAGGTGAAGAAAGGGTTATTATTGCAGAAATACGGGCTTTCACAAGTCCGGACTTCTTAGAAGTCCCAGAGAGAGCACCTTATATAAACTGAATATATAAAGAAGTGGGGAAAACTCTCTTTGGGAAATTAGGGTATATTGTTTAGAAATCTTTTTCATAAAACTTATTCAGCAATACAAATACTTACCCGGTTTTCTTTCGGAGTATTATATGGCTGCACAGTATCTCCTTTATAATCAACTTTTATCCTATCTGCAGCGATGCCTTTTGCTTTTAAAGCTTCGGCAACATTATTAGCACGCTTCTCTGATAATTTACTATTGATTCTAGGATTACCCGTATCAACATCAGCATAACCTGTTACACTTACCTTAGCTGCAGGATGTTTCTCCATGTAGTCAACCAAAGAAGCAATCTTAGATTGCTGATCATCCTGAATCTTTGCAGAGTTGATGGCAAAGAAGATATTCTGTTTCATAGGTTCTACTACCACTTCTTTTTTAGGCTGTGGTTGTTCTACTACAGGAGCAGGTTTAGGCTGTTCCACTACCACAGGCTCTGGTTCATAATAAACAGGAGCAGTCTTTGTATAGCTTTTACCCAGTTTAATGCTTACACCTACAAGGGCATTCAGTTGCCAGTCACAGTTACCAGCTTTCTTGGAGTTGAACTTATCAGACAATACGTTCGCATTTCCTTCAATATTAATGGACAAACGATCATTCAAACGAAGATCACAACCAAGACCGAAACGACCTGTCGGAAGAATCTTACCTTCTTGCCAAAGATACTCCAACTCATAAGTTCTTGTATCAAGCGCATTGGCTTCATCGTTATCAAAACCACGATTCAGTCCTGCACCGGCAAAGATATAACCATTGAACACCCGCTTCGGATTAAAACCACAGAACAAAGTACTGAGATCAGCCATAATATCCACATTACCTTGCAGATATTTATACTTATAGTTCTGCTGCGGATTAACCCATCCTCCTTTTGCCTGCCATCCACTGACACCAATACGTGCACCGAATGCGAGAGCAAACTTATAACCAACATTAAAAGCAGCTGCCGGAGATAGAAGGTCAGTAAATTTTGCTTCACCAACAGTATGAGCAGCTCCTACTTGTGCTTGAATAAACCAATGAGGTTTGAACACTGTTTTACCAGGTTCCTTTACACGTTGTTCTTGAGCAGAAACCGGCAACACACTGATTGCCAATATTCCTATTAATAGTATTCTTTTTATGCTCATAATAGATTAATATTAAACATAAAGCGCCCCTCATCAGAGAGAAGCGCTTCATGATATTTAATAAAAGGATTAGTTACCTTGAGTCTTTTCAACTGGAATTGTTACATAAGCTTTAACTGTACCCCATTTATAAGTTACTGTTACAGGCAATCTCAAGTTGAATGCACCTACAGCAGTACCATTATTCTTGTAAGTTACAGTACCATAAGCATCAGCAGCAGGACTAGTAGGAATTTCATTAACTTTAAATGTCTTAGCATCCTGAGTTACTTTCAACTCTGACGTTACAGAACTCAATTTCTGAGTATTAATATCACCACCGTTCAAGTCAGTTGTAATTTCATCAAGATCAACAGAAATAGCAGTAACTTCATAGAACTTAAAGTAAATCTTATTTGTCTTCGGGCTAAATTCATAATCTCTCCAGTCTGTAAACTTCAACAAATCAAGCATATTAACAGTAGAACCGTTATCAACAGCATCCTGGAACTTACCTGCACCTGCAGCTACATTAATCGGACGCAAGAAGAATGCTCTGAATTCACCGTTAGTAATAGGCAATTCTAATTCACATTCACCTGTTACAGCCTTAATATTAATCCAAGCATAGAATGCATTAGGAACTGAACTATGACTTGCAACATTCAACAAATCCTTAGCCTCATCTGTATTTGCATAAGAAATTACACCTGTCGTCTCCTCAATAGTTGCAACTTTTTCTCCATTTGCATATAAAGTTTCAGCATTATCACTTAGAGTCAAAACATATTTAGTTCCACTCAAGCCAACAGCATCTGTACGAGTTATGTTCTTAGCAGCAAATACATATTTATATTTGTCAGATCCAATAGCAGGCTTGTTACCCATAAATACATTATCCAAGTCAACTACAAATGTACAAGTATTGCTACCATCAGGAACTGCAACATTCAAGCGAACATATTCCTTATTAGCATCCCAATATTCTTTAATCTTATTATTATCAGGAATTGTCACAGCATCAATAGCATTAACTTTAGAAGTAAATGTAATAGTAACATCACCACGAGACTTCGGATCGTTAGCAGCATAAGTAACAACAGTTGTTAATGTACCATCCTTAGCCAATGCAGCAGCCATATCTGCCTGAGTAACTGTCCAAGTCAATAAGTCAGTCATTGTAGTCGGATCGGCATCTGAAACCAAAGCAACAGTACCATCACCTTTACCATAGTTAGCTTCTCCCTCAACTGTTGAAACCTGCTTAATTGTATACTCTTTATTGAATTGAGTTCTATCTAATCCAAGTTTATTATATACTTTCACATTCATTTGTTCCACAGTCAACTTAAATTCCTTATTAGCACACTGGTTAGTAAATGCCGGATAGTCAAATTCAACTTCTTCTGCTGGAATCTTATCCTTAACAATTTCAACTTTAATCCATCCTGTGCTAACAACTTGATTATCTTTTGTCATCAACTGTACACGAACTAATGGCATACGGCCAACAGCTGCATATGGAGTACCTGTTTCATTATATAATTTCGGATACAAAACACCGTCTACAATTTTTGCATAATCATTTTGTGCAGTTCCGTTATCACCTTGAATATAATTACATAAATGGAACTCATAATGCAATCCTAAGCTTTCAAGATCTTTATCAGACATGGTCTGATGAGTTGCTTTAGTAGCTTCATCTTTATAACAAGTAACTACTAATGGTTTCATATCCAACCCAGTAGTTGACTTGTAAGATAATTCATAATCAGGTATTTTATCAATAGCAACCCTAGCTGTTCCGCTATTAGCACCATATAAATCATGATTTGTTGGGTTAGCAGCCTTTTTCTTCTTATCAGCCAAAACTAATGTAGTATATTTAGTCGCATATACCCCTCTATAGTCCTGATCAGTAATTGTATTTCCAGCTTTTGTTTTAACACGAATCTTGAATCCAGTTATTTCAGAAGTTTCAACGGCCTTAATCAATTCAGCATTTGCCTTGAAGTTAACAGTCAACATACCATCTTTTACAGAATAACTATCAACGCTAGGAGCACAACCAGCAGCTCTAGTCTTAGAAATATATTCTATATCTCTAGAAAGTACTTCAATAGAAACGATCTGATCTTTAGTAGCACTTGAAGGATTCAAATAATACTTACCAACAATAACTGGAGATATATATGATTTATCAGTAGATTGCGTCCAAACCTCACCAGTAGCAGTAGCAGGTTCACAACTAGTTTTTTCACTCCAAGCCTTATATTCTACACTCAATGCTTTCATAGATGGCACACCACCAAGAATAGCATCAGGTTCAAAGCTAAATCCTGTAAGAGGCAGAATATCAGTAATCATTAAGTTAACAGGTTCTGAATCGCCACATTTTACAGCCCATCCATATGTAACACCATCTTTAGTGAACTCTGTCACACTCAAAGCATTCGATACAAGAGTAGGAAGTTTAACACCTGTAGCTTCACCATTATACTCAATTGTCACACCATCCTTACCTACTACTAAAGCAGACGGATCAAACTTAGTATCAGTGTCAGTATCCGTAAATTCAATTTCTTTAGTCTGAACATTACCTTTATCATCAGTCAAGGTAATAGTAGCCTTATTACCATCTTGAGTAACATTCAAAGTATACGTAGTATTAGTGTCTGTATCAGGAATATTATAAGTAGTAGCATCTCCATTCTGATTTGTTACTACTAACTTTCCATCTGCAAAAGACACCGATTTCACATAAGCCAATGAACCAAACTTAGTATTCAATTCAGCCAATGTTTTTTCGATTGCATCTACACGTTCGCTTAGACCATTGATATCATCATCGTAGTCTTTACAAGATGTAAATGTTCCTGTGGTAGACGCAAGTAATGCTCCAAACAGGATTGCACTTAAAAACTTTTTGTTCATAATAAAAAAACTTTTAATTTATAAATTAAAAAATAAAAATATAATTTCTCGTTTTTGATTCAAAAGCCATTTGTGTTTCCCTTTTCATTCTATTAATGTAACCTCCTTTTCTTTTCGTTTTACCTGTGTCCATGATTCTTTAGTATGGACAAGAATATATTCCCAACACTTTTTCCCGTTACTTCATAGGTAACAGGGAAACCTTTGTTCCTGCTCTTTTAGAGTAGTCAATACTGAAAAATTATACGATAGATTATGAAAGTTCTTTACCCCTGCTTCTGATAAGCGGCAGAGGGGAGGGAAATCTTGTGCAATATTTAGAAGTTAACAAAGCCCTAATACAAAGAATCCACGTGTTTTATCTGTTTTAGTTCCGCTTTTGAGTAGTTTATTAAAAAAAATGTGTGATTTCGTTTGGTTGTTTTAAGAAATATGCTCATATTTGCACCGATATTTATTCCCGTTACCTATGAAGTAACAGGCTTAAATTCAACACATTGCTATTGAAATTGAGCGCTTTATAAAATCCACCACCTTTTTATTGGCTTCATCTATTTTCTTATTCCGGAAAGGTTTGAGATACGTCTCGGTCACTGTGATCGAAGAGTGTCCCATAGCTTCAGAAATAACGCCCGGGTGAATTTCACAATAGTAAGCTGTCGTTGCCCATGTATGGCGGGCCACATAAGTAATATTTAGAAATGCAATAAAAAACAGAATGACGATAATTAAACGTAAAACGTTTATAATTAAGCATTTTGCGAGAATTGCAGAACAGACAGACCTGCAAAAGAAAACAAAATATTGCGACGTTTCAGTTACCAGACTGTTAGCCGCCTGTTTCGAAAACAACGGCAGGTAACCGAATTTTTACCGATAGGAACAAAGCAGATTTGTATTCACTGTTTATCAATGTTTTGCATGCCAAAGGACGCTTTTCAAAGGAGTATTTTTACAACCTAAAAAAGAGCGTTATGAAAGTGGAAAAATTCAAGGTGCTGCTCTACCTGAAAAAGAGCGAGCCGGACAAGACCGGCAAAGCCCCGATCATGGGACGGATCACCCTCAACCGCACGATGGCGCAGTTCAGCTGCAAGCTCTCCTGCACCCCCGGGCTGTGGAACGCGCGTGAGAGCCGGCTGAACGGCAAGAGCCGGGAAGCGGTGGAGACCAATGAAAAAATAGAAAGACTGCTGCTTGCCGTACACTCGGCCTTCAATTCCCTCATGGAAAGAAAAAGGGATTTCGATGCCGCCGCGGTCAGGGACATGTTCCAGGGCAATGCGGGCATGCAGATGACCCTGCTCAAACTTCTCGACCGGCATAACGGGGAAATGAAGGCCCGTGTCGGTGTGGACCGTGCGCCCACCACACTCTCGACCTACCTCTTCACCTACCGCACGCTTTCCGAATTCATCAAGGCGAAATTCAAGGTTCCGGACCTTGTCTTCGGGCAGCTCAACGAGCAGTTCATCCGCGACTATCAGGATTTCATCCTTCTGGAAAAGGGATATGCCGTGGACACGCTTCGCGGCTACCTGGCCATCTTGAAAAAGATCTGCCGCATCGCCTACAAGGAGGGCCACTCGGAGAAATACCATTTCTGCCACTTCAAGCTGCCCAAGCAGAAGGAGACAACACCGAAAGCACTCAGCCGTGAGAATTTCGAGAAGCTGCGTGATCTGGAGATACCGGAAAAACGCAGGTCACATGTCATCACCCGGGACCTCTTCCTCTTCGCCTGTTACACCGGCACCGCCTATGCCGATGCGGTAAGCATCACCCGGAAGAACCTCTTCCGGGATGACGAGGGCAGCCTCTGGCTGAAATACCAGCGAAAGAAAACCGACTACCTCGGACGTGTCAAGCTGCTTCCGGAAGCCGTCGCGTTGATTGAGAAATACCGGGACGATACCCGCGAGACTCTTTTCCCGCCGCAGGACTACCACACGCTCAGGGCCAATATGAAATCCCTGCGCCTGATGGCAGGGCTGAGCCAGGACCTTGTCTACCACATGGGACGGCATTCTTTCGCCTCGCTGGTCACGCTCGAGGAGGGAGTGCCGATAGAGACCATCTGCAAAATGCTGGGACACTCCAACATAAAGACCACCCAGATATACGCGCGCGTAACCCCGAAGAAGCTGTTCGAGGACATGGACAGGTTCGTCGAGGCAACCCGCGATTTGAAACTTATCCTTTAATCCCTAAACAATCATTATCATGCGCAGTACATTCAAGCTCTTATTCTACATCAACCGTAACAAGGTGAAATCGGACGGCACGACCGCCGTCCTCTGCCGGATCAGCATCGACGGAAAGAAATCGGCAGTCACGACAGGCGTCTATTGCAAACCCGGGGACTGGGACAGCAAGAAGTGTGAAATCAAAACAGCCAGGGAGAACAACCGCCTTGCCGCCTTCCGCAGCCGGTTGGAAGAGGCGTACGGGAACCTGCTGAGGAACCAGGGAGTGGTCACGGCCGAACTGCTCAAGACCACCGTGTCAGGCGCCAATTCCGTACCGGAATACCTCCTGCAGGCCGGAGAGGTGGAACGCGAACGGCTCAGGGTCCGCTCCAAGGAGATCAACTCCACTTCCACCTACCGCCAGTCGAAGACCACCCAGCTCAACCTCAGGCAGTTCATCGAATCCCGCGGGATGAAGGACATCGCCTTTTCGGACATCACCGAGGAGTTCGCCGAATCGTTCAAGGTCTTTCTCAAGAAGGAGCTGGGACACAGGAACGGACACGTGAACCACTGCCTGTGCTGGCTCAACCGGCTCATCTACATCGCCGTGGACCGGGAAATACTAAGAGGCAATCCGATAGAGGACGTGGCATACGAGAGGAAAGAAACACCTAAACTAAGGCATATCAGCCGCAGTGAACTGAAGCGGATGATGGAAACCCCGCTGCCCGACCCGATGATGGAGCTGGCACGCAGGACGTTCATCTTCTCCTCGCTGACCGGTCTGGCCTACGCGGATACGAGGGCTCTCCATCCCCGTCACATCGGAACGACTTCGGAAGGAAGAAGGTATATCCGCATCCGCCGCGCCAAAACGGACGTGGAGGCGTTCATCCCGCTGCATCCCATAGCCGGACAGATACTGGAGCTTTACAACACCACGGATGACGACAGGCCGGTATTCCCGCTGCCGGTCCGCGACGTCCTCTGGTATGAGGCACATGGAATGGGCGTGGCATTAGGCATGAAAGAGAACCTGTCCTACCACATGGCCCGGCATTCGTTCGGGACCCTGACACTGACCGCAGGTATTCCGATAGAGAGCATCGCCAGGATGATGGGCCACACGAACATCGACAGCACGCAGGTCTACGCCCAGGTCACCGACCGGAAGATATCCTCGGACATGAACCGGCTGATGGAAAGAAGAAAGCCCGCGGCCGGCAAGGAAGCCGCAGGCTAAATAAAAACTGCCGCCGGAATCGTAAATGCAATTCCGGCGACAATCCTTAAACTTAAATACGATATTATACCAATGCAGGGTGATAGTTCTCCTCCAGCAGCCTCTCGATGTCCGACTGCCTGTACAGGATCTTCCCGCCAAGCTGGATATAGGGAATCCGTCCTTGGTCCCTGTAATCCTGCAGGCACCTGCGGCTGATCTTCAACATCCCGGAAAGCTCCCTGTCGGTCAGGAACCGTTCCCCGTTGAAGGGAGGACGGTTGTCACGGGCAAGACGTTCCACTTTTTTCTCCATGTCGTCCAGCAGGGCAAAGAACCTGCGGACACGTTCGTTCTCCTTGTCGATAATGCCTTCCATCTCTTCCGCTCTTTAAAGGTTTCCGTTCTTCCTTCTTTCTCTCACCTCCTTCTCCTTGCGTCTGATGCCGACGTAGGCCATCAGCTTCTCCACATCCCCGGGCTTGTAATAGAACTTGCGCTGGAGGCGGGTGAACGCCAGCCGTCCGGTATCGCGGAGAGTCTGCAGGGTACGCGGCGAGATGTCAAGGCGCAGGCAGACATCCTGGCCGTCCAGTCACTCTCCGGGTTCCTTACAGCGGTTTCTCTCATACAATCTGTCCACACGTGCGGACAGGTTCTCGGCGCGCGCCAGCATCCTCTCAAGGACACCGGCCTCGATGTAGCATATTTCCATATTTTCAACTCGTTTAAATATCAGTGCGAATATAAGGGAAGAAACCATGAGAGGCAAGCACGACCGGCACACTGGCAGGAATAGTCATGGATAGTCGGTTTTTGTCATATGGGAAGGAAAAAGAAAGCCGAAGCAGGTCTGGATCCACTACCCCCTTTGGGTATGTGAAAGGAACGTTGTGGTGAAAGAAAAAACTCCTTTTCACACATGGATGAGGCAATGCCGGAAGTCCGGCAATAAAAAATGTGGCTTCTCTATCCGGGTAAATGCCATGATTACAGACTTCTTCCTGTTCCTATACCATCAGGTCGGTTACCTTCAGGTTAACAACTTATCCAACCTGTGATAGATCCGGATGTGAAAAGATTACTTTGGCTGGCTATTACAATATAATAAGTAGAATCATGTCAAATCTACTGCTGCTATTGTTTGTTGATAATGGCTGGCAGTAGAACAAACTTTCGTTAAACCAATACGTTCATTCTTTATTATCAAGTTTTTAGACTACCTTTGTATTTTATTAACTCATTTACCAAACATTATGGGACTACTCAAACCGAATCAAGTTTTGAACAAAGCATATAGACAGGTTGCGATTGAAACAACAGATTTTGACTTATTCAAAAATGCCCTTCGCACATTGAGAGACAATATTGTGGATGGGCAAAGAGAACACACGCAAAAAGAACATTTACGTAATTTTCTGAGTGAAACGTTCTACAAGCCATACTACATGGCTCCCGAAGAAGATATTGATTTGGCTATCCGATTGGATAAAACTATCAAGTCCAATATAGGGTTATTGATTGAAGTAAAGAGTACCACCAACAAAGGTGAGATGATTTCTAATGACAATCTTAATCGTAAGGCTTTGCAGGAATTATTGCTATACTATCTTAAAGAACGTGTCAATAAGAAGAACAATGATATTAAATATCTCATCGCTACTAATATTCATGAATTCTTTATTTTTGATGCCCATGAGTTTGAACGCAAATTCTATCAGAACAAACAATTACGTCGTGAGTTTCAAGACTTTGTGGATGGACGCAAAACCAGTAACAAAACCGATTTCTTCTATACTGAAATTGCAACAACCTATATTGAGGAGGTGAAAGATAGCCTTGAATACACTTACTTCAACTTACAAGACTATCAACACCTGCTTGATAGAACAGACAGTAGCGCTTCACGCAAACTTATCGAACTTTATAAGATATTCAGCGATACACATCTTTTGAAGCTATCGTTCCAAAATGACAGCAATTCGCTCAACCGTGGATTCTACACTGAGCTGCTACACATTATTGGTATTGAGGAACGCAAAGAGAATAATAAAACCGTGATTGTACGCAAAGCTGTGGAACGGCGTGACGAGGCTTCATTACTAGAGAATACTATTAACCAACTGGATGCAGAAGATTGTTTGCGTCACATAAATGGTCGTTTGTATGGGAATGATTATGAGGAACGGTTATTCAATGTTGCAATGGAATTGTGTATTACTTGGATGAATCGTATCCTTTTCTTGAAACTGTTGGAGGCTCAGATGTTGAAATACCACAATGGAGATGCAATCTATAAATTTCTTTCAATAACTAAGATTCATGACTATGATGATCTCAACACACTCTTTTTCCAAGTGCTTGCACGTGACATGGGCAGCCGCACACACTCCATTATGCGTGATTTTGCTTACGTTCCCTATCTTAACAGTTCTCTTTTCGAGGTGACAGATTTGGAAAGTAAAACAATTAAGATAAACAGCCTTTCACAACGTACGGTACTTCCTGTCTTGGCGAGTAGCGTATTACGAAATAAAAAACGCAATCTACAAGTCAACGCATTACCCACCCTGCAATATTTGTTTGCTTTTCTCGACGCTTATAACTTTGCGAGCGAAGGCAGTGAAGAAGTGCAAGAAGAGGCTAAAACACTCATCAATGCTTCTGTTTTAGGGCTTATATTCGAGAAAATAAATGGTCACAAGGATGGTTCAGTATTCACTCCAGGCTTTATCACTATGTTCATGTGCCGTGAAGCAATCACCAAGACCGTGTTGCAAAAGTTTAATGGTTATTATGGCTGGAATTGTACCACCCGTATAGAACTATACAACCATATTGACAATATAGTCGAAGCTAATGAACTAATTAACAGTTTGCGACTGTGTGATCCAGCTGTTGGTTCGGGTCACTTTCTTGTGTCTGCTCTCAATGAACTGATACTCTTGAAATACGAATTAGGTATTTTGGTAGATGCTACCGGTAAGCGTATCCGCAAAGCGGACTATCAACTTGCCATTGAAAATGACGAGCTGATTGTTACCGATACCGAAGGTAATTTATTTGCTTACAACCCACTCAATGCGGAAAGTCGCCGCATGCAGGAAACTCTTTTCAAGGAGAAGCGTCAAATCATTGAGAACTGTTTATTTGGCGTTGATATTAACCCCAACTCTGTGAAGATTTGCCGCCTACGACTGTGGATTGAATTGTTGAAGAATGCTTACTATACGGCTGAAAGTAATTACACTTATTTAGAAACCTTACCAAATATCGACATTAACATCAAATGTGGAAATTCTTTGCTTCACCGATTCGCTTTGACAGACAGTATTCAGACCGTACTGCGAGAGTCTAGTATCAGCATCAGCCAATATAAGGAGGCTGTAGCTAAATATAAAAATGCCCAAAGTAAAAGCGAAAAGCAGGATTTGGAAACGTTTATAACAGAAATCAAGTCGAAACTGAAAACAGAGATCAACCGCCGGGATGCACGATTGGTTAGATTGAACAAACGCCGCTCTGAGTTGGCAAACTTACAAGCGCCTCAACTGTTTGAACCGACAAAAAAGGAAAAGAAAGCGTCGGACAAGCGCATTGCCGATTTAAAGAAAGAAATTGCGACTTTAGAAAATATATTTGAGGAAATACGCTCCAACAAAATTTATCTTGGTGCATTCGAATGGCGTATAGAGTTTCCAGAAGTACTCGATGCCGAAGGCAACTTCTTGGGATTTGACTGTATCATTGGCAATCCACCTTACATTCAGTTACAATCTATGGGTAAGAGTGCCGATGTATTAGAATGCATGGGTTACATAACTTATGCACGCACTGGTGATATTTACTGCCTCTTCTATGAGTTGGGTATGAACCTGCTTACTCCCAATGGTTTTCTTTGCTATATCACGTCTAATAAATGGATGCGTGCAGGGTATGGTGAAGCCTTGCGAGGTTATTTCGCAAGCAAGACCAATCCTATTATGTTGGTAGATTTTGCAGGTATAAAAATATTCGATGCAATAACGGTAGAAGCAAATATTCTTTTATCTCAAAAAGCAGCAAATATTTTTAACACACAAGCTTGTTTGGTACAAGATTCGAATGGCTTGAATAATTTGAGCGATTTCGTGCAGCAACAAGGCGTGAAGTGTAACTTTGCAGATTCTATCCCATGGGTGATATTGTCTCCCATTGAACAGAGCATCAAGCAGAAGATTGAGTCTGTGGGAATACCCTTGAAGGATTGGAACATCCAAATCAACTATGGGATAAAAACTGGTTTCAATGATGCTTTTATCATTTCTACCGAAAAGCGTGATGAGATACTAGCGAATTGTCAAACAGAAGATGAACGTGTTCGGACGGCTGAACTTATACGACCGATTCTTCGTGGCAGGGATATCAAGAGATATGAATATGAATGGGCGGACTTGTGGATTATAGCCACATTTCCTTCGCGGCATTATGATATAGAAAGTTATCCTGCGGTGAAAAATTATCTTCTGTCAATTGGCATAGAGCGTTTAGAACAAACAGGAGAAACTCATATTGTTAATGGCAAAAAAATAAAAGCCCGAAAGAAAACTAGTAACGAGTGGTTTGAAACACAAGATAGCATCAGTTATTGGGAGGATTTTTCTAAGCCAAAAATTGTATGGAAAATAATCGGAAACCAAATGGCTTTTGCATATGATGCCAACAATTATGTAATGAACAATGCCTGTTATATTATGACAGGCGATCATTTGGATTATCTGTTGGCAGTATTGAATTTTCCAATAACTGAAGTAACCTTCGTGTAATCATACGAGTCTGTGATTTCCTGCGTTTACGCAGTTTGCTATAAGCAAGATAGGCACGGCGTACATCAAGATACTTGTTACGGGGACGTTGTATGTGCAAGGTCTGGCAATGTTTGCACAGATGACGATGAAGCCATACAATACCTTCCCATAAGAGTTTGGTATCAGTAGGAAAACGCAGATGACTTTCATAACAGGTGGCATCGGTCATACAGACATGAAGGTTCTCAAGATAAGGTTTCCAATGCTCGGCAAGAATGAGCTGGAGGGGCTCAACGTCAAGGCGATGCGCTAGTTCCTGACGAATTGCACTAACGATTTTAGGATTGGTTAGTGGATGAAGCGGATCAATCTGAACACCACAAAACAACTGGTAATGAATATTACCGTTTAAATGCTCAATCAGTTGTGCATCGGAAAAGTTGGTATAGGACTTCAAGACCATCAAGGCTATTTTACCTTCGGGAGAAAAATAACTTTTACGACCCAAAGCAGAGGACTTCAAATGCATTTGTCGGGCCAGTTCCGAGAAAGGAAACAGAGCATGGAGGCGACCTAATTCACTCGTTGCAAAACTTTGACGATATTTTTTTAGCATATCGAACTCGGTAAAACCTAAACGAGGTTCGATTTCTGAGATTTTTTGTATCTTTACCATGTGTTTTTATTTTAGATTACCCCCGTTTTGGCCGTCAAACCGTTTTTTGGGGGGAATGCTTAAAGATACAAAAAAGGCAACTAACTCGCAATGAATTAGTTGCCTTAAATTTTATTATTTTAGGAATATCCCTGTTTTAATGATTGGTGTCTGGAACTGGTTGAGGAGTTATACTATAGACATTTACTGAATGTCCCTGTATAGTGTCGATAATATTAAAGAAAAACTTGTTATCTCCCTATATGCCAAAGGAATGAGCGTGTCAGACATAGAAGAGGAGATGCGTGAAATCTATGAGATAGAACTGTCCACATCAGCTATTTCCATCATCACGAACAAAGTCAACCAGGCTGCTCAGGAATGGCAGAACCGCCCTTTGGATCCGGTCTATCTCATCGTTTGGATGATTCTACCTATTTTGACTTTTCAGCCTATTAATTGTTTTGGTAACTTCGTTCATTAGCTTTTGATTGGAAGTTCTAAATGTGTTAAGTTCTTTGATTATATCTGCTTTATTATAGTATAAATTATACCAGCCTAATGTTTCAGCAGCCAATATGCGAAGTTCTTCTTCTTGGCTTTCATTTTTTATAATGTTCAGTAATGGCTCAATAGCTTTAGCAATAGGTTTATTTCGGAACCTACTTATTTCGCTTTGTATCTGTTTGGTAGTACTTTCCGGACTGTCAATAAGTGCAAAATCTCTTTCAAGTCCTTTCTTTTGGCGAGGAAGGTATTCTAACAATTCATTCACATAGGAAGAATCGTAGAAAGACCAATCGGCAGCCTGTTTCTTCAATTCATTCAAAGCCATATCATGGTCGAACGTGTTGATAGCACTAAAAATTCTGAAACGATGGCGGTTTTCATGTCCGCGTAATAAATAGCTTTCTATCCATGCCGGCAACAATTCCGGATTGCAATTCTTTTCAACGTATTCCACCGCATAACGACGGATCAGTTCATAACTGTCGTTCATGGCTGTCTGCAATACATCGGCAACCTCTGTCGGATAGTTCAAAGCTAATAGGCGTAATGCTTCCAACCGCACAACGAAATAGTTCGATTCGTGGTAACTTTTCTTCAGCAACTCAACGAGACCACTATAATTTGCCATTGACAATTGACGGAGCGCCATTGCCTGCATGTCAGCCATAGGGGAATTCAGCTGTTTTTTCCAGAATGTAACATTTCCTTCCTGCGCAACTAAAGCTTGGTTGATGTCCATATCCAGCCCGGCATTATTGGTGAAGTGAAAAGTCGGGTCACCGATCAGATGATTTTCCAAGAAGCAGGTAAAACGAGTGAACTGCCCGATGCGCATACCGGCAGCTAACAAGCCGAGAAATTCATCCGGCCATTTATCTTGAATGGTGTTAACCGTACATCCCATAGTAGCAATGGTCTTACCCTTATTGAATATATAAGAGCCTACAATGTTGTCATCCAAATGGAAAGAACCGTTGAAACAAGCATCGAACAATATAAAACGCGCATTAGGAGTCAAAAGACGAATATCTTCAGTATAGATATCCATATTACGGTTTACAATGGAATCCGATTTTATTTTCTCCTCATCGAAAGCTTCCGCGCACCAACTTTCAGGCACCCCATACTGCTTGGCATATTCTTTGATAGCAGCTTCACGCCCATGTTTCTTGGCGTATGAAGGCACTTTGCTTCGCAAGAATATTTTGGCATTCTCAATACTCAAATTAATACCGGAACCATTTTCATAGCCATTGATATACTGCAT